TCTTCCGATCTAGTCTGCAAGGTTTTCCGCAAATTATGGCATCTCGATATGAGACTCCTAAGTCATTGCCACATAACGACTTACGGCTGTGGCATAACGAGAGAGAGTGAGGCTGACCCCATCGGAGGGGTTATTTGAGGCGACATTTTTCCATGTCGCGTGAGAATGTCAGGAGAGTGACATTTTGTCGCAGAGTGCTTTTCTGCCTGTCTCATAATGAGCAAAGTGAAAATTCTTTACATAAAAAACCCCCGCAAATGCAAAAGCAAGTACGGGGGTTAGTAGCTACCTTGTCGGGTTAGCTTGTTTTGTTTATCTCGACTTCCATCTTCTTCGCTAGTGTCATCAGATGGTGTCTAGCATCTCCACAGAGCTTTGTAAGCTCATTGCAGGGATCTCCAGTCGAGTCTTTTATAAGCTTAATGTGATCTGTCATATCGTCAACTAATGACCTGATCGATGTCTCTAAGTCTCGCTGTGACCACATTAGGATTCTTTGTCGTTGTCGCATGTCGGTTTAGGTCTTCCGTAAACTGCTTGGAATCGGCACGGGTGAACCGCGTCGGATAGCCGGTAGAGGTATCCACGCATTTTGACATCATCGTCGAAAAAATCATCTGACCATTTGCCGACTAGGTGCAACTCGACTCTCCGCCACTCATCGCGTTCTTCATCGTACCACTGGTCGTTTCCTTGGAGGATGAATGGTTTGTTTGTGATGATTCCAAAGGGAACTTCAGTCATTGTCTTCCTGTCGCTCAATTTCTTTTATAAGTGTATCAATATACCACTTCGCTTTGAGCAGATCATCTAGCTTGCTCTCTCCATCTTTTCTGCCTGCTCTCGCGGCATATTTGACGACATTCCCAGTCATGAAGTCTAGATGTTTTGTGACATTGATGACTTCGGCTCCGCCGGGAAAGCGGTAGTGAGAAGGGAGTGTTTTGTTTGCCTGGTCAATCGACATTGGCAATGTCTCCGCTTTTAAGTAGTTCTCTTATTTCTAACATTGTTTGCTCAAACAGTGGGTCGGTCGGAGCAATGTCTTCGTCGATGAGATCAACCAGCATATGCGTGGCCACATGAAGCCTACAGTAGTTTGAAGCACACTCGCCAAAGGCTTTCTGCCACTCGACTGTCACTTTCTCCTTCCTGTTCGTCGCTTCCTCATTGTTTTTAACAATCGTCGTCAAGTTCCATATCATCAATGTGCTCTCCATCGTCGTAGCATATGCAGACTATGAGTATTTGATCGTTTCCCGAGGAACCGCCCCAAGCGGCATTGAAAAAACTGATCTCGGGATCAAAGTCATAGCTAAAGGTTAACTCCGTATCTTCTGCTGCGTTTGTATACTCATCGACCAAAGAAAGCAAATCCTTCCGCGTCAGAATGACGCTGTAGGCACTGTCTAGGTTAGTGGTTTCGCTTAATTCTTTCTCGGATTGATTGAGCTTGGATAACTGCATCGCGTCCATCGCGACACGAAGCTCCTTACAGCTATCCCTACGGTACATCCGGGCTAATGTTTTGTAGGCATCCGTATCCTCATCAACTCCAATAGCAGTGAAATTGTAGAGTTTGTCTTTACGAACCATTTTTTGCCCGGATGGTGGGTAGTTGTTTTTTTCGAGAGCACTTACACCGAGTATAAGCTGATCTAAAAAGGCTCTCAGCGTTCTGGATAAATTCAGTATCGCACAGGCCGCAGATTACCCTGAGCTTCGCTCGGCGTGATCTGTACACTCCGACACGACTAATTCTTCCGCTGTAATTTTCCTCGATGCGGGCATCGACTATGTCTGAATTCGTTGATCGCGATTCGATTGAGTATCTGTGAGTACGCTGGGATGGGAGATCATCCTCGTTAAACATCGCAGATAGCATCCCCTCGATGTAGGGGTCTGATCCATACCCGTCAGGGTCATATCCATCTTCAGAAAATATATCGCACAAAATCGTTTTAACCCCTTGCAATTCTGTTCTGGAGTGGTAAGCTATCACCTGACGCTTGCCAAGCTTTTAAAGCTGCTAAGGCAAAAGCAGTCAGCGAGGGATAGCTTAACCTTTCAACTCCTATTATAAGGGTCAAAAGTGTTAATCCCCCTACAGGGCTAAAATTTTTTTTTCGTGCTGCGTCTCTGGGTTTTTCAAAAACTCGTCTAGCTTTGTTCTCCACTGCTCAGTTCTGGCGTAATAAAAGTTATGGAAGGTCAGCACTCCGGCCGGAACAAGGTGTTCCTTAAGTACGGTTCTGAGAACATTTTTTGACTCACCAATGACTTCCTCTGCCTGATCTGGCCAAACGCGGTCATGTGTTTCAAGCCACTCACCTACCTTCCTAGCTCTCGCGGAGCGTTTCATGCTGTTCTGAGTCGCTTGTACGACCTTCCTAGACTCCTTCTCGGTTCCTTCTGTTTTTCTTACGGCATCTTCTTGAATCCGAACCCAAGCGAACCCATCCAGTTTTGCTGATCGAGCTTCCGGCGACTTGGATGACCGCGTGATAGCCTCCACACACACTAATCCCGGCGTATCATGTGGAAAAAGGACGATCTGTGTATCAGCGGCTCGTGAGATCGATCCCGCACCGGCACCGACATCGCTGACTTGCTTCTCGTTTTGATTGCCCTTAGAGCTATGATGAACACAGATTACTGAGCAATCAAATGTCCTAGCGATCCGGTCAATCGTGTTATAAATCAGCATCATTTGAGCATTGTCGTTCTCCGAAGTGCCAGCCGGAAGGAATCGATAAAGTGCGTCAAGGATAATGACATCGAAACGGTTCGCACCATCGGCAATCAGCTTTTCTTCTAGCTTGAGCATGTCAATCGACGCTCCGCGAAGGCAGCAGAAGTGCAGGTCATCACCGAAGTTCACGCCAAGTTGATCCTGAACGCTTCCTACCCTAAACGCTAGTTCTTCTGCATGTAGCTCGTTATCGACGATCATACACTTCAGGTTCTTAGGCGATGTCCATCCGAGAAACTCACCTCCGGTCGCTAAGGTTGCTGCTAGGTTGTACACAAACCAGCTTTTGCCTGTTTTAGGTGCCGCTATGATATTCATTGTCTCACCTCGACGTAAAAGACCTTCGATGACGTAGGGTCTGCGGTCTGGTGCGGCAGCTTTTAGCATCTCCAAGGTTTGAGTAGGATAGCTTTGTGCGAGGTCTTGACCTAGGCTCCTAGCGGATCGCATTTGATCCTGAATGTCCTCTATTTCCTCAATGCTAAGGGAAAGATCCTCGCCAAATCCTAATTGACACAGTGAAACAGGCAGATCATCTCGGGTTAGGTTTTTAAGGAGTCGATACGCTTCGGCTAACGTAATTGACCCATCGACGGGGAAACCTGATGGATCGTTTGTAGAAAAGTTTGTCAGTAGCAAGTTGTCATTGTTGGATGTATTTCCGACCTTGCCGCTGATCATGTGCAAGTTTTCAGTTTTGCCAGGTCGCGTGAACTCAGCAGTCCCGTCACCCTTTGTAGCGACGGTGTAACCTGCCGAGCGTAGCTCATCCTTGATGATTTCTACCGCTCTGGTAGACCTATTGAACTCATCGAGCGGACTATCCTTCCTTGCAGTCTTCGCAGGTTCTTTAGCAGGACTTTTAGGCTTGAGAAGCCCTGACAGAGTCGTAGGTATCTGAGAAACTTCCGATAGGTTGTCTTTTACGATCTCGTAAGTCCCATCAAAGCTATCATGAGCAGACCCTGGCCCAATGACTTGGCATCCTTTGCTCAAAAAGTCTAAGCCCGGATAAGCCTGCGTGTTTTTAGGGAACGCTGCATCGTTATCTTTCGTGAAATAAAGATGTGCGCCGCCGGACGGGCTTTTGACGATTAGCTCTGCAAGATCGTACAGATCGACTCCGAAGTCCTCTTTGATCAACTGTAGGCTCGCGTATCCATTCTTATGGTCATCATGGACATCAACATCCACGACAAGCATGTCCTCATCGAGAACGATGCCGTATTTGTTGTGGTTGTAAGCCTTGGTTTCTAAATCGTTAGCTCTGACTTCGGTATCCGGCCACCCAACAACCGATGGCCCTTTGCGCCCGATTCCAATCGGTACGCATCGTGGATTCAGGTCTAGGATTCGTTGTGGTATCTCGAAAGGCATGTGTGATTCTCCGTTGTAAAAGATTGGACGCTGTAAAATTAAGGAATGAAAGGAAGAAAACCAAGAGCAATCGAAGTTCAAGAAGCCTCCGGTGCATTCGTCAAAGATCCGCAGCGTCGCCCAAAATCTATTGTAAAGGCGGACGCTAAAGCTCCGACAATGCCGAAAGTTATCGCGAATGACAAGGTCGCGAGAGAAGTCTGGATCGAAACTTGCGAAGTTTTAAAAGAATCTGGAATTCTTTCAAAGACAGATACGCACCTTCTCGCCCACTACGTTTTAACATACGCAGAATGGGTAAAGTGCGCAGAACACATCCAAAAGCATGGCCATGAGGACGATTCTGGAAAGACATCTCCTCAGAGTACTGCTTATTTCAAATTAGCAGCACAACACACCAAGCTGCTTCCCGAACTCGGCCTTTCTCCTAGCAGTCGTGCTCGACTCTCGGTCGCTGGCGTTTCTGACGAACCAGAAGAAGAAGAAAGCATGTTGAGTCTCATCAAAAGCCTCAAGCGGGACTAAGATGCACCTATGGGAGCGGTATATACAGCGCGTCGAAAATCACGACATCGTCGCAGGAAAATACATACGATTGCAGGTTGCGCGTCACAAGCGTGATCTTGAAAAGCAATCGACTGAAGAGTTTCCATACTATTTCGATGAAAAGATAGCGGAAGGCATTTGCAAGTTCTTCCCAGCGGCACTAAAGCATTCGATTGGTGAACATGCCGGACAGCGTTTCGAGATCGAAGAATGGCAGGCGTTTTTCTTAGCTAACCTTTTTGGATGGCAGCGTGATGATGGACGAGGAAGAAGATTTCGCCAAGCATTTTTCACCGTGGCTAGAAAGAATGGAAAATCTACCTTGGCCGCTGGCATTGCCATGTACATGGCTGCGATTGACTTCAATCCTATTTCCGACGAACCAGAGTCACGATCACAAATCATCCTAGCTGCTACCAAGAAAGAGCAAGCAGAGAAGGTAATCTTTGCTGAATGCTTGAGGATGCGGCACCAATCCAAGCTTCTTAAAGATTCATCCACCGTCGCGAACAAGATTATCACGTTCAATCACAATGGTGGAAACATTCAGTGTGTAGGCTCAGATCGACCCTACGATGGCCTGAATCCCCAGATGGTTTCGCTGGATGAAACCCACGCTTTCTCGAATCCCCACCGTAAGTTCTATAATACGATGGTCACAGGGAGTGGTTCGCGAGTTCAACCACTTCTAATGACAACCACCACAGCAGGCGATGATCAGTCTCACATTTGGCTCGAACAGATCCGTTTCTGCAAAAGCGTTCTCAACGATACGGTAAAAGAAGAAACGCTACTGCCGATCATCTACGAGCTTGATGAAGATGATGACCCACTAGACGAAGATAACTGGATTAAGGCAAACCCAAATCTTGGCGTGTCAATCACCAAGGACTTTTTAAACGCTCAGGCAAAGCCATGCCAGACATCCACAACTGCGTTAAATCGATTTAAGAGATATCACGCGAATGTGCTCGTTTCTTCAACGGAACGTATTTTCTCGCTTGAAGACTTCGATCAATGTCGTGGAGAATTGTCTGACTGGAAGCAGGCTGACTGTGTTGCTTCTGGAATTGATCTTGGCGGGCGTGATGACCTGGCTGCTTATGCGTTAGTCGCGAGGTTCACCACCGGCGAATACAACAGCGATGACACACCGATTTACCGATACGAAGCAAAAACATTTAGCTATATAGCTAGGAACAGCAAACGCGACCTAACAGCTATTCCCTTCTGCGATTGGATCGCGAATGGATTGATAAAGGTCACTGACTCTCCCATCACCGATTTGCAGCACGATTTCGTCAATGCGTACTGGGAAAACTTTTGCGTTGACACCGCGATTGATCCATACCAAGCACAACAATTTGGTGAGCAGGTAAGCCAGCAAGGTGTCGTCATTGCAACGATGGCGCAGACAACTGCTCATTTCAATGAACCAATATCCGACTTTCGTCAAGCAATGGCGGACGGTCGGTTTAAGCATGATGGCAATCCACTACTGAGATGGTGTCTGACCAACGCGGTAGCTGTTCGAGACAGGCAAGATCGATGGATGCTCGATAAATCGAACTCGTCATCAAAGATTGATCCACTAGTCGCCATGCTCATGGCGTACCGAAGAGCGATGGTTGCTCCAGGTCGCGGGGATGGGAATGTGTTTATTACTTAGAGGCAAAAATGAAACAAGGTAAGTCGTTCTGGGCGTTTACGAACCAGAGGAATCCAGCAAGCTGGCTCGTTGAGTTTTTCAACGGTGAGAAGTCGAAGACCGGAATCAAGGTCAATACAAAAAGTGCTTTAGGTCTTGCTGCTGTAATCTACGCAGTGAACAAGATTAGTGGCCACATAAGCCAGCTACCTTTCAATGTTTATGAGGAGTTAGGCGAAGGGCAGCGTGAGTTAAAAAATCAGAACCCAGCGTACCGATTGTTAAACGTATCGCCTAACCAGGCAATGACTGCGTTTACCTTGCGTGAAATTATGATGGTTCACGCTCTGATCAGCGGTAATGGTCGAGCGTACATTGCCAGAAACAATCTCGGCACTCCGGTAGAGCTTATTCCGATCTTGCCTGAGAACTGTCAGACAATGCTCGTCGATGGCGAAAAATGGCATTTGGTGACAGCACATGAAGGCACGACCCAGAACACGCTTCCGTTAAAGCTACGCCAAGGCGAATACTACAAGATACCTGACCGAGATGTCCTGCACATCATGAATACGTCACTCAATGGCGTGTGGGGTATGCACGTTGTCGAGATAGCTAAGGATGTTTTTGGACTTGCCCAAGGTGGTCAAGAGGCAGCAGCGGTAACGCTTGCTAACTCTGGGCGTCCCGGCTTGTTGCTCGAAGCACCCGTCGGGATGTTCCGAAGTGCCAAAGATGCTCAGGAGTTCCTCGATAACTTTAATCAAAAGCACGAAGGGGTTACCAATAGCGGTCGAGCCGGATTACTGCGTGATGGAATGAAGGCAAACACGCTGCCTGTTTCTGCATCTGACGCTCAGTTCCTAGAGCAGCGATCTTTCCAACGAGAGGAAATAGCTTTGCTGTTCGGACTCGAATCAATCTTGGGAGACAACACGGGTCAGACTTACAGAAGCATTTCAGAGCGGAACACTGCCTACATCAACAACTGCTTGCAGCGATGGCTATGCAAGTGGGAAGAGGAAGTCAGCAAGAAACTTCTCAGCCCAGCAAGGCCACTAGAGGTCGAGTTCGATACGACTCCTTTGCTCA